GACTACATCGCGCCGGAATTGATGTATCGTGGTCGCCGCGCTGGGCGGACGGTACGTACGTTCCGCAAGCAACGCCGAGCACGGCGGGCGGCGGCAAGGAAGTTGGCGCGGCAGATGATGCGGATGAACAACGATGGCAGTTAATTATCCGCTTCAGGTTTATACGCCAGCATACAATTTGTTTGCACGTCCGGTCACGTTCACGCCCGTCGCCAGCCAGCCCAATGCACCGGCCTATGCTGCGCGCGGCATTTACGACACTGAGCCGATCGATGTGTTGGCTGAGGAAGGATCGATCTTTTCCGACTCGCGTGTTGTCCTCGATATCCTTGAGACAGAGTTTAACGTTCTGCCGTTGCAAAATGATCTGGTCAACATTCCAGAAAACGCTGGCATGCCAGCACTGGGAGACTTTGAAGTGATCGAGGTCAAGAGCAACGGTGGCGGTGAAACGTCCCTGAGTCTGCGCAAGATTGTACCGGCGAAACCAGCATGACAGACATTTCAGAAAGAGTTGCAGCGTTACCGCGAGTTAAGTTCGTATGGCGACGTAGTTGGAATGGGCCTGATAGCTATGAGGTTGGTGTTTATTGTGGGAAATGTCCTAATCCCCAACAAGGAGAAATAATTTATCGGCGTTGGTTTGTATTGGAGTATCAGTTTCGTTTTCACTTTAACTTTAATTGGCGTCTCAAATGAGTAGTGAAGCCTTCATCGTGCGCGACAAGATCATGACCAAGCTTCAGGCCATGACGTTTTTTAGTAGTGCGATCTTCAAGCGCTTCAGCACCAACACGGCAGAACAGATACAGCCAGAAAACGTTCCGTTCCTTGGCGTCTATTTCATCAATGAGGATATGGTCGCTGACGGTGATGCTAATGTCGGGGAAGTCCGATTCCGATCGACAGCCACATATGGCTTATCCGTCGTTGTGCAGAACAATGATGCGGCGGCGGCTGAGAATACATTGGATGCAGCATGGATCGCGGTGAGCAAGCTGTTCATCGATCCGTCGCTTTACAACTGGAAAAATGTCGGGAAGCCGAATGAGGTGTTGATCCAAGCCTATACGCGCGGCAATCGCAGCCATGTGTTCGGCAGTGTTGGCAAAGAGAATGCAATTCCGATTGCTGAAATGCGTTTCAATCTGACATGTGATCTTGGCGTGATCGACTACGAGCCGGTGATTGACGATGACTTCCTTACGATTCACGTTAAGACGCAATTCCCCGGAGGCGATACGCAAGCCGATATCGACAACCGGCAACAAGTCGTTGTCGAGTACGACATCCCGCAGAATTGAGGGCACCATGAAAGTCTGGCCAGCGACTGATGATCTGCGCAAGGTGTTGCGGCATCCTGTTGGTGGTCCATTCGAAGCGACGGGTGGCAAGGACTGGCCGGAAGATACCTATACGTTCCGCCGTCTGCGAGAAGGGGCATTGCTGACGCAGGACCCAACACCTGTTGTCGTTGCGCCACCAGCACCGCCAGAACCACCAGCACAAGTATTGCCATCGGTAACGGTGGTTGAAGAACTCAAGCCAGAAGTGCCGATTGAAAAATTTGTCGAACCAGACGTCAAACCCGTAGCGCCGAAACGTAAGGCTGCTACATACAAGGAGAAGTAAGATGCCCATCAGCTTTAGTAACATCCCGGCTGGATGGCGGATTCCACTTTACTACGTCGAAGTGGACAGCAGCAAAGCTGGTCTTCCCATCAACCGGCTTCCTGCGCTCCTTGTCGGTTACAAGGCGACAGCCAAGACTGGCGGTGCAACGCTGGAAATTCCCATCCCGATTGCATCGCAGGCACAGGCTGATGACGCGTTCGGTCAGGGCAGCATGTTGTCGAACATGTTCCGCGCTTACTTCGCCAACAACTGGGCCGGTGAAGTCTGGGGTCTGCCGACAGCAGAAGGTTCAACTGCTGCGCACGGCACCATCACCGTGACGGGTGTTCCGACAGCAGCAGGGACGTTGCATCTCTACATCGGCGGGCAGCATGTTCCTGTGCCGATTGCCGCCAACGAAACCGTAGGCGATGTCGCAACCGGAATCGTCAACGCGGTTACGGCGAACAAGGATTTGCCGGTGACCGCTGAAGGAGTCGCGGGACAAGTCACGCTGACGGCGAAGTGGAAGGGTACGACCGGCAACGATATCCTGATGACGGACAACTATTACGGCGTCACGGGCGGCGAGTTGATGCCTGCCGGATTGACGCTCACCTATGCACCCTTGGCGTCCGGTGCTGGTGATCCTTCATTTGCGACGGCGATCAGTAACCTCGGTGAAACACCGGTTGAATATATCTGCGTTCCGTTCACCGATGCCAATTCGATGACCCTCTGGAAGAATGAACTGGGGTTTGGCGATACCGGGCGCTGGGGCTGGATACGTCAGTTGTACGGCCATCTGTTTAGTGCCGTGCGCGGTGACGTCGGCACCCTGAGCACGTTCGGTGGGACGACGCATAACAGTGCGCAATTGTCGGCCATGGGGATCGAAGCCATGGCACAGTCGCCGGTCTATGAGTGGGCAGCGGCTTATACGGCAATGGCGGCCCGCGCCTTGGCGATCGAACCGGCACGTCCGCTGCAATCCCTGCATCTGTCCGGACTGATTCCGGCTAAGGGTGAGGACCGTTTCCTGATCAGCGAACTGAATACGCTGTCATTGAACGGCATTGCCACGCAGCGAACCTTCAGCGATGGCATCCCAACGATCGCGCGAGAGACCACGACGTCAACACGCAATCTCTACGGCAACAGCGATGATGCCTATGAGGTTGTCACCACACTGGCCACGCTGGCGCGCATCTTGCGCAATCAACGGCAGGCAATCACCAGCAAATATCCGCGTCACAAGCTGGCCGATGACGGCACACGCTTTGGGGCCGGGCAGGCGATCGTCACGCCGAAGATCATCAAGGCCGAACTGGTCGCGCAATATCGCGTCGATGAGTTCAATGGTCTGGTGGAGAACGGCAAAGCGTTCAAGGACAATCTGATTGTCGAACGTGATCCGAATGATGTGAATCGCATCAACGTTCTCTATCCGCCCGACCTAGTGAACCAGTTGCGCGTCTTTGCTGTGCTCGCGCAATTCCGTCTCCAGTTTAACCGTGGCGTCGATTCCGTCGTCGCATAGCTTTTAACCAAGGAGAGATAACATGGCGCAACGCGTGGCTGGCGTTGCCTTCCTCAAGGTGGATGGCAACCAATTTCCTTTGCGCGGATCGTTTACCGTGACACCGTCCGTGATCGAACGTGCTGGTATCGCTGGGCAAGACTACATCCACGGCTTCAGCGAACTTCCGCGCGTCCCGTCGATCGAGGGTGATGTCACCACGGTCCCCGGTCTGGCGGTGGAAGACTTCGACGGTCAAACCAACGTCACCGTCACCGCCGAACTGGCAAATGGTTCGGTGTACGTCTTGCGCGAAGGTTGGTGCGTTTCGGCGCTATCGATCAACGCCCGCGACGGCATGGTGCGGGTGAAGTGGGAAGGCATCTCATGCGATGAGATTATGTGATGGTCAGACAAGATTTTATCCATCTCGCTGAAGTCGCTATGTCGGTGCATCCGCAATACAAGGATGACAGTGACTTCGATGAAGTCATTCGCCGTTTCATCTGGGCTATACGAGCCAGCCCAGATGGGTCTCACGATCTTGACGATAATGAGTTTCGCGATATGTGCTACGGGAGGAAAAATTTCGAATGACAGACGAACCAAAAAAAGAGGCCAATGGGGCAGAGTTCACTGGCTTGATCGTGAAGTTGAGTAAGCCGGTGCATGTGCATGGTGATGAGGTCAGCGAATTAAGATTTCGCGAACCAACCGGAGAGGACATCATGTCGGTAGGTTCGCCTATTCGCATTGATGCCTTGGGTAAGGAAGTCAAGATACGTTACGAAACCGACGAAATGTCAGCCATGATGTGTCGATTGGGAACGTTCACGCCGTCAACGCTTAAGGAAATGACCGCCAGAGATTGGGAGAATGCGGCCCTGCAACTGGCGCACCGTTTTTTTATTCCGTAACCAGCGATGGTCGTGTGCTGACTTATAATGACGTGATCCTCGACTGCTACCAGTTGGCCAAGCACTACAGCCGTAATCCAGTAGAATTTCTGGCAATGACGATGACAGAAATCATGCGGCATATGTATTGGACGATTAAATTGGCGGAAAAATTACACCCAGAGGATGACGATGGCTGAAGTCGGATCATTAGACTCCCAAGGTATCGTTGATCTTCTGGAGGCTGTTGCAAAGCAGACCGAAAGGATCACGGCGAGTATTAAAGGGACCGGTGAAGCCAGTAAGCAGCACTACGGCAAGGCTGGTGAGAATGTTGTCGCGCTCGATAAAAACGTTCAATCACTAACACGCTCATTGATGGGGCCGATTGGATTGGCGGCGGGTGTTGTCGCCGTCGCTAAATCGTTCGAAAATTTTGCGGTTGGTCAATTGCAGCTTTCAAATTTGGCGCGCAATACCGGATTAGCGGCAACGCAGGTTTTGCGCATTCAGACTGCGGCGCGGGTAGCGGGAGAAAGTGTTGATTTTGCTTCCAGCACGATACATGGATTCACTTCAGCATTAAACGATATAAAAATGAACAAGGAGGGCGCAGAAACATTTCGGCAAATTGCACGTGGTATGGGTAACCTCGGGCAGATTCTTGTTCACACCGAACAAATTGGCGATCGTATGGGATCGCTCGCTGCGATCCAGCGGTCCTATGTCAACGGAACAGATGCGTGGAAGCTAAAACTTGAAGAGGTGTTCAAAACGAACGCCACCGGCATGAAGATTATGTTTGATGATTTGAAAGGTGTCGTTTTATTGAGAGAGCGTGATACTGGAGCAATGACGGAATACAACAAGCAATGGGTAAGCCTGACTAATATTCTGACGGATGTGTGGGGTGATATCTCGGAAGCGGCTATTACAGAGATAAACAAAATTACTGGTGGTATGGAAAAGTTAGGGAAGACGGCGGAAGGTGTAACAAAAGATATAAAAATGTTTTTTGAACAAAATGTTGGTCCGACATTAGGAACGACACTCACAGAGATTACGTTGATCATTACGAAACTGGATGAATTTCAAAAATGGCTCAAGGAAAAAGGTTTAATTAAAGAAGGTGGCGGTGACATTACCGGTCAATTGGTTGCTCCTTATACGCCCGGTCCTCATAATTTATTCAGTCAGTCTGGTCCCGGTAACCAGCCACGTTACTTATTAGAGGGTGAGGGTGGCCCAGAAACCAGCCGATGGGAACGGCTCAAGAATTGGTTTAAGAGAAGTTCACTTGATGGTGGTGGTGGTGCGCAAACGATGGAATTGTCCGCAAGGGGACACAGCGATCTCACGGATGTTGAAAAGGATTCCAATAAGACGTTGCATGATATCCGCGACATGATGCAGCGATCAGAGATCGGTGGCGGTCCCGGTGGTGAGGGAAGTCGCGGCATGGCATTTCGCCCCGGCATCGGTGGTGGGTCACGGGCACGTGGTGGCGGCGGTGCTCCCGGTGGTGGTGGCGAAGGTGGTCCCGGTGGTGGGCCTGAAACAACCCGTGGTTTGCCTGATTATGCAGGCGGTGAAGGCACTGGCAAAGGTATTGATCGCACCAAGTGGCGTAATGAACTTTTGTCTGATCCAGCACTGCGCGAACGCTTCTATCGGCATAGTCTTGGTGAGAACACCGATCCGATCGCCAATCAGGCGATCATGGAAGAGGCCGCGAACCGCGCCGACATCCGTGGTAATAAATCCTTTGCTGACAAAGGTAACCTCTCATATTTTCAAGGTTACTATCGCGGCGCGATTAACCCAAAAATGCAAAAGATGTTGGATGATAATTTCCGCAAGGTATTTTTTGAAGGGTCCGATGTTTCGCAAGGAGCGATCGATAATTCATCGTCATGGCTGGCCGCCAAGCATGAGCGTAATCGTAGATTTATTGCGACGGCAAATTTTGGTGGTGATCGGATAGCCGGGCATCCGGGTGTTGAGACATTCCAGCGACCGGGATGGGGCGAATCTGGTCGTGGTGAACGTGAACGTTATCCAGCCTTCCGCGCGCATCAACTTGCCGAAATGGAAGCGGCACGTAACCGTGATGTTTTAGATAAATCCATGCGAGCCACGCCACCGCCAAACGGTCATCTCACGGCTGATATCTTGTTCGGCAATGTACCGACTGGTGTTAAAACAAATGCCCAAGGCAGTGGTTTCAAAACATTGCGCGTGACAGCTTCAAAACAAAACCAGCAGGCGACCGAAGG